AATGTGCGCGCTCTTCCGAGTCCACGTTTCCGTTGATGTTCACGGTTACGCTAGTCTGGCGTGGAATAGTCCTGAAATCTCCGACATTATCGTTTGAGACTCCTCCAAACAGCCCAGATGCAATTCTCCACAAATCCGATAGGGACGACAGACCGGGAATCATTGAGGTAAGATCAAGGCCTCCATGTTCGTACATCTTACCGAACATGCCAAGACCTGACATTGCAAGACTCGCGGCGACTCCGACGGGGGTCCTAGAGCTTATATTCGAAGCCGCGGTCGATCCAATAAGATACTGCGCTTTCCTAAAAGGATTCTCTAAAAGGCCAATTTGCTCATATAGGGAATCATATAGTCTCTTCAAAGTGGACGCCCGAGAATCGGCGTCAGTCCCCTCGCCTCTTCTAGCACCTTCTATGAAGGCGTCAGAAGCGACGCCCATTGCCGACAACTGCATGGCTTGCAGGTCTGTTATGCCGCGCATGTTCTCGCGGAGCCATTTCAGCATAAGTTCCGGATCGCGCATTTCCGCAGGGCCGGGGGCCTTCCCGAGAACCATCGCCAATGCCTCGATCTTGTCGAGTCCCATGCCGAACATCAGCGTGCTTGCCCACTTCTTCTGTCCGGCATATTCGCGCATGACATCAGATTCTCCCGCGCCGCGAGATGCCATGAGACGAAACATCTTATTATATCCGGCGATGTTCTTGCTTGCACCGTAAAGGCCGCCAAACGTTCTTCTGCCAACTCTCGCAACAGACGCCGCAGTATCGCTTTTGGCTCCATTGATAAGCATGTTCGCGGCATAATATGGCATGAACGCCTTTGCATACGGCCCTAGGACGGCTCGTATTCCGGCCAATGCCTTTGTGTTCTCGTTCACTCCTTTGGTGTTTGCCTTCTCAGCGGCCAACACTTCTCGCGCCTTCTTTGCGGCGGCCTTTCTTTGAACCAAAGACGACTTGCCAGTTGATTCGTCTACTTCAAGAAATGATTCGTACAGACGCCTCCTTTTTATGTGGGAAGAATCGCGAATATCTCGCATCGCATCACGATATCTTCCACGAGCACCTATATTCGCCTCTTGTCTAGAAGACTTCTCGGCGTTCTCTTTTTCTTGTCTTTTTCTTTCTTCTTCCTCGCGCTCGTTCCTAACTTGGCGTTTGGCGAGAATACTTGCTATCCTTGATGCTTCCGATTGGTTCTCGACCTCCCCGTCGTCTCCGAACTCGGCATATCTGTTGTAATACTTCTGTCTGAGATAGTCGTATCTGGATGCTTCTATGAGATTGCCTCTAACATCTGGTTTATATCCTAACTTGCCAAGATTCTCGTAGAAGGACATCTTTCGTTTATTATACGATTCTCTCCTTGAGGCCAAGTCTCTTGCTAGTCTGTTTTGTTCGGAAGTCGAGGTTCCTTGGATATTAAGCTCGAGTTCGTTTATTTCTTTGGACAGCTTGGAGATTGTTCTTACATTTCTGATTCGCTCCTTCAGTGTTTCTATAACTAATTTAGCGTCATCACCGTCAAGGCCGACATCCGAGACAAGAGAGCCGATGTCCTTTCCTGCATTTACGGCTTCAATAAGCTTGTGAAGCAGTCTGCTGACGTTCTCTGGTGTATTCAGTGCCATTACCTTACGAACCTCATCTTGTCCTTGCCGCCCCTGCGCTTCCTGCTCGCCAGCCACCTAGAATACGCCATCTCGTTGTACCTCTTCACGTGGATTATCTCGTAGAGTCCGTACATCTCTTCAAGCGTATAGTATTCGTTCAGCTCGCGAAGTGTCGCAAGCCGCTCCGACACGACGGTCGCGACCATCTGGTCTAGATTCTTTACCTCTTCGGCTCTTGGGCCTTCGCCTGTTCCTCCAATAGGGCGCGGAAACGCCCATCGGCGAAAAAACCGAAGTTCTTGTCGTACATCTTCGTCACCAGAAACACGATGTCGAACGGATCGAGCTTGCCGTTGATGGCCTCGATGGTGTCGAGAGGAAAGTAGCCATCGTCGTTTTCGGCCTTGATGGCCGTGTACTTCAATATCCGCAGAATAAGATGCTCCTCCAGCTCCGCGAACGCCAGAATGTCGCGCTCCTTGATTAGAGGCGCAAGTTCCCTGTTCACGGACATGGCGTCGATTGCGGGAATGCTCGATATCACGAACCTCTTGCCGCCGTTCTCGACGTATTCCTTGTTCCTGAAGTCTGCTACTACTGTCATGGCTACTTTCCTTTCTTTGATTATTTTTGTTATTGCTGGACCGAAGCCGCCTCAAGGCCAGTGTTCTTGCCCGGCGACGACATCTTCTCCATCATGAACGTGTATGTCTTGGCCTGCATTTTGCCGTCGGGAGCTGAAGTGATTGCAGGATCGCCTTCGGTGATGCGCCCGTTCGTGAACGTCCACACGTTCTTCGCCGAAGACTTCTGGCTTCCGCTCGCATTGATGAGCGGCGCGGAAATCGTGATGCTGTCAACGGTGAGGTCGCGGATAGGAGCGATGTTTCCCGGCTGGATGTGCGCGTTGTGGAGAAGGCTTCCGAGTTGGGTGTCGGCACGAGACTGCGGAATCACGGCGATGCTGATGGTGAACAGGTTCGGCGCGCGCCAGAACACGGCCTGTCCGTTCAGCGTGGCTTCTCCGTTCGCGACCGTGATGCGCTCTACGGTTACGGGATTCTCGTCCGCGCTGAACTCGCTGATGGTAGCAGTCTCGCCGTTTGCCATCTTGACGGCTACCGTGCCGCCAGCGAATGAAATGTCAATCATGGCTTCTTATACCTTTCCTTCGTGTTAGATGAGAACATGCGTACCGACGATCTTCTTGATCGCGTCGCCCTTCGAGTAGATGAGGACGTACTTGCACTCGTATTCGTTGTCCGTCTCGACGAGCTGGCACGAGATATGGTAGCCCTGCGACTGCACGTCGTTCACGGCTTCCTCGTCGCCTCCTGCGTAGTTCAGGACGAGCGCGCGCTTCTCAGCGGAAAGTGTCTTGTTCGCGAGAATCACGCCATTGTCGAGTCCCTTCTGCGCCGCAGAATCAACCACTGTGTAGATGGAGGAGACGCCAGTAGCGTTCGCCGGAATCTTCGGCATGTTCGTGAGAAGCGTCATGAGGCCGCGAGAGATTGTTCCGCGAAGCCACAGGTCGTTCACCTCGATTGCCGTGTCAGAGCTGTCGCCGTTCACTCCGCGCTGGTAGAACGTATAGGACGAGCCGTACGTTTTGGTAAGGCCGAAGAAGTTGACGTTCTTGTCGACATAGCCGCTGTATGCCGTATCGTCAGTCACGGACGCGCTAACGGCGTCGTGACGCTTGTACATGAGTGTAGGAGCGGAGTTAGGCTGGTCGTAATCTGTCGCGCAGATGATGCCCATCGCGGCGCAAGCGGCCTTCTGGAAGTCGTTTCCTGTCCCGCCGAACGTCATGTTCAGAAGTCGCTTGCCATTCGCGAGGTCGAGCATGGCGTGAGTCTGCGCGCTATATGACTCGTTTGTAGGAATGAAGAACTGGATGCTCGAATCGGTATTGAGCTCAAGCATTGCAGTAACTTCAGCCGTAGCAATCTGATTGACTGTATCATCGCTTTCGGACGCCTCCCCCATCAGAGGGCAACAGCACGTAAACGGCTCCGCAGAATTGATCGCCGCCTGAAGCGCAAGCGAATACGGATTCATTCCGCTCGAAGGGGCCTTGATGACAAGCGCGTCTGACGGGGAAAGTCCCGTGCTTCCACGAGACGAGAAGTACGTTTGTATGGCTGTCTTCACGGCAGAAGTGCCAGTGATGAAGTCTGCGTTCGTCACTTGTTTAGGAACGTCCGTACCTACTGTCACGCCGCTTGCTATCGTAGTCCCGTTGGGGATGATGAACAAAGCCCTGATTGGAAGGCTGGGTGCGGAGATCGTCACTTGGGAGCCGATCTCCACATATTTCTTTTGACTAATCGCCATGTTGTCTGTCTCCTGTTAGACGGGCTTCGTCTCGACTTCCCAGCCGACGTACTCTTGCCCGAAACTCAACTCCTTCGGCACCTGAAGCTTCATGGTGAACGCCACTCGCCTCTGGTACAGCTCGCTGTCGTCATTATACACGAAAACGGTGAGGGGGTCAATTCGCAAGCTGGCGCAACCTTTCATGCGGAACTTCTCGTTCCCCTTGCCGTTCAGCCACACGCGAAGCATCCCGGACACGTCTTCGCTAGTCAGAGTGTCTGCGGAAACCTTCGCGCCGCTTCTCTTCATAATTGTCTGCAACTGCCACGACTGCTGTTCTATCCACTCGTCTAGCCTCGTCTGCTTCGTGGCGTTGAAGGAGAACCGTTGCCATCCGACCTGCTCGATCTTCGCGAGACGGCAGGTCACCACCCTGTCCATGTTCTGCACGGACGGCTGTCCAAACTCTACGCAGTCGAATCCAGATATCCCAAGTTCCGTGAATCCTCGAAGAACAACGTCTCGGATTATCTTCACGACTTCGTACTTTGTCTTGTTGGCGTCGCTCATGTCATGCTCCTTCCGTCGGGTCCATATCCTCGTAGCAGTAGCACCTGCGCCAGTCGTCGTAGGAGTTCCATTCTGCGCACTGGAAGACGTTATATATCTTGCCGAGATATCGAACTTGGTCGCACGTCTTTCCTCTCGCGGAGTTGTTCAGATACACTCCCTTTATCCATACGGTGATGGTAGACTTCGATGTGTCGATGCCGAAGTCCTTGTAGTCCTTCTCACCGACGTTCTTTCCTCCGAACGAAGAGATGATACCCGGCTGTACGTGGCCGCTCGTCCAAGTCCATTCTCCGTATGCCGGAGTCCTTTGGCCGAACTCGTCAGTATCGTCGGATAACGCATGGCGATACTCAAACTTGATTGGCTTGATTACGCGAAGCGCGCGGGCGAGTATGTCGATGTATGCCATCTTTAACGTCTCCATTCTGTTCTGACTACGCTTGTGTCGAGAACCACGTTATCGGCGTGATGTAGAAGATAAAACAGTGATTGTGCTGCGTAGAACTTGGCTTGAGACTCTGGAACGGCTCTTCTTCCAGTTGATATTATCTCTCTTGCTATTCCTATCGCATCCTGCTTGAAGGAATCGAACGTATTGGAATAAATCCGCTTGCCGTTATAGATTCTGTTTATGGCATTTACGATCTTCTTTACTTTCGAGTCGAGAGGAATTTCGCTTTCCTTGTACGAATATGACACCACATCGTCTATCGAAAGATTGTCTATGCTTCTGTCCCTAATCTGTTTTGCGGCCATCCTGTAGTCGTTTTCGGCAGACCTTACAAAATCTTTCCTCCGTCCTTCCTCGGTCCATCTCTCATGCAGATTCCTTATCTCGCTTGTGCCTGTGAGGTCGGTAACTTCGTAGGATATGCTATCCCATATAAGGCCAGTCTCGACGGCAGGTTGGGATATTCCTGCCTTATATGTAAATGCCGCATTCGAGATTTTCTTCTTCTCTCTGACTTTTATCGTCTCGTCGGACAACTGTCCATCATATCCTAGTATGTGTGCGCGTATGATTTCGACCCAATACTTGCCGTATTCCTCAAGGCGTTTCCTTATGGTGTCTCCAACGATTCCCCTTGATATGTCATGCCGCCTGACAGTGCTGAAGCTAGTAACATCTCCACTCTTTCCTACGTTCGATATGTTGCTGTACTTGTCTTCCAGCAGAAATCTCCTGTTTTTAAGCCCCATCTTGACCCATGATTTCGTCTTCGTGTAATTTCTGTACGCTCCGAATACGGTAGTCATCACGAAATTCATTATCTCAAGCCTGTGCTTCCTCAATGGATAGAACAGGTCGAATCCGTATTCTTTCTTCAGTAGTTCCACGGCTTCCGCAACGGTAAGGCCGCTTCCGTCTCCCCATGTCGTATGGACTTTCTGCGCGTCTTCGTCCGATATCCCGATTCTAAGGGAATAGTCCAGCTTTCGGGGACGGTTTCGTTCGTCTCGGATGTCGAAGAATCTGAACTTTCCCGGTCTAGTATTGACTGAGATAGACATGAAGATTTTGTCTCCAGTGTCCATGACGCCAAAATCCCTTCTATATCAAGTCCCTCACGGAATCGCGAGCCGTGTTCAGGAAAATTCCTGCTGGAGCCTGTAGGTCGAGATACGCAAGAAGTTCGCGACCATAAGGAGTCTCGTTCAGCCAGTACGACCAATCGTCAACGGTGAACGAGTTCGGCTTCGTGCGCTCGATGGACACCGAGCCGATAGTTGCCTTTACCTCGCTACCTCCGGGGCCTCCAGTACCGCCTTCGGACACGCTGTCGTAGTCCTGCTTCGCGAGGACTATGAGATGAGCGGCCATGAGGAAAAGGGCATAGCATCGGCTATGCCCCTTCATCGGCATGAAGAACGATTCCGGTCCTACGTGAAGCATCGCCCGTGTCCCACACCTTTGAACGAGAGGAACGGGATAGATTTCCGCGTTGTCGAACTCGGGGAACTCGGCAAGGAACTTGTCGAGAGGGAAAACGGGCGACGGCTTCTCGCAACAGTCCATGATGGTCAGACCTTTCTCTTTCTGCCCCTGCGCTTCTCCGCCTCGCGCTTCTTGACATATCCGGGCTGTCCTGCGTTGCGGTTGCGCACTTCGATAACATCCTCTTCAGCGTCGGTGATGTTCACGGAACCGTCGCGGTTGATTACGGCTCCGGCATCCTCGATGTTCTCTTCCGTGATTGGACGAGACGGGTCTTCCTCGTCGGAAATGAGATGCTTCTCTGCCATCTCATCGACCTTGTTCTGGTCGGAAACCTTCTGGTTCTTGACCACCATGACGAGTCCGCGCTTTACGTCGCTCTGGAACTTTGGGATGCTTTCGAGATATTCCAGCATCGCATCGTCAACAAACGTGTATACTCCTACGGGAATGAGAGTGCTTCTGTTTTCAAGAGGCTTGCCTGAAAACAGCTCCGCGCCTCCTACGAGTCCAGAACCACCGTTGACCAATACGGCTCTTCCGTCCGGAATGAACGAGTTGCCGGGGCCAGTCTTCCATCTCTGATAAGAGAATGGGCCGGGGCGTTTGCTGATGATTGTGTGCATTGATTCTCCAGTTGTTTAGTGGAAGAAGCCCCTCGAAGGAAGAAGGAGGCGGCGCGAGGAGAGGGGCAGAAAGACCTCGCGCCGCCTATGTCATTAGGCCGCCACGTACTTCGCGACAGCGAACGGACACGCGATGAGCGCGCCAGCGACGCTGGCGGAGTAGGACTCCTCGCGACCCTTCAGCGTAGGAATCGCGCCGACAAGACGGAGCTTGCTCGTCTGGAACAGATTGATGGAATCCATGCCGACGCCAGGAACGTTCTTGGCGAACACGATCATGCACGGGTCGCCGCTGGAGGCAGTCTCAAGCTCGGCGTTGAAGCGAAGCTCGACGTTCTTCCAGTTGTCGTTCAGCCACGACATCGCCGTGTAGCCGTTGTAGGAGTTCGGAACCGTGAACGCCGTCTGCCAAGAGATCGGGCAGGCAAGGACAACGGGGATCGTATTGATGTCGCCGTTGCCCTTGAGGGCCGTCGCGAGGTTCTGCTTCACAAGACGCAACGCCGAGATCATGCCGTCCACAGTCACGGTCGAATCGCCAGGGTCGATGGGAAGGTTCGACGTGGTCGGGGCGTTCACCTCGTTCAACACGCCGTACAGCTTCTTACCGGAGATGGACGAGCCGTAGTAGAAGAAGGCGTTCGTCCAGATGTCCTGCGTGAGGACGATGGCATCCTTCTTGTCCTTGTAGGCGTTGCGGCGCATGACCCCAGCCACGGCCTCTTCGAGCTTCGTGACCTCAAGACCCCATTCGAGACGCAGAGTGTCGCGCGTGTCCCAGCCGTAGTTGTAGCTGGCGAGAGGCGCACGGCTCCAGTCGTCGTAGAGGCTCGTTCCGCCAGACAGCTCGCGGAGCTTGAACACGATCTTCTCCGTCAGCCAGTCGCCGACGGTCTTCACGCCGAACGTCTGGACGGCGGAACGGCCAGTATACAGGCGATTGATTTCCTGCTCGTTGAAGTACAGGAAGAACTGGCCGAGCGCGTCGATGTTCGCGTCGCCAAGGTTGAATCCTGCGTCCTTCGCCCAGATTTCGACGGCCTCTTTGTAGGTCGGGTCGCTGTCGAAGAGCTTCTTGAGGGAAGCGGAATCGCAAGAGAAGCCCATCTTCTCGGCATCCTTGATGCCGAAGGTGGATTTCGTCATCGCGTCCGTCGTGCGGAAACCCTTCTTCGCCATTTCGGGCGAGAGGGAATCGGTGACAATGGTGAACTCGGGATTTTTCATCTTTGTATCTCCTTGATGCCTTAGCCGAGGTTGACGATTGCAACGGCGGCGGTGTCGTCTCCGAACTCGTTGCCGGACGAGACGAGGTTGGAGCCGTTCTGGACGGCGAGGATTTCGCCGACGAGGGTTCCGCCCGACGCGGTAGTCGTGAGCGAGCCAGCCGTCGCGTAGATCTTCGCGCCGACGATCCACGAGGACGCCCCCGTGCTGGGAATCGCGACGAACCACGAACCGCGCTTGGCGACAGCGACCGTCGTGCCTGCCGGGACGGAAAGCGTCGCGACGTTCGACGGAAGGGCCATGTTCACGTGCTCGTTCGGGCTGACAAACAGACCGAGATAAGTGCCGCGCGTCGAGGCATCATACGCGCCGACGCCGCCAGTGCCAGTATAGGCGGGCTGACCGAACGTCACCGTGGAAGCCGCCGCATACGAATCGGCGCGGTAAGGCTGGGTGTTTGCGTGCTCTCCGGGCTTACCGAAGGCAAGATTCATCGTAATAGTCGTTTGCATCTTGATTCTCCTTTTAGAGATTCTTCATGTATTCCGCGAAAGACACTCGCGTGTCCTTCTTGCTGTCTGTGACGACCGTTGTCTCCGGAGCCTTTCGGCTGGCGAGATAGCCCTTCAGCGTAGCGAGCATGTCGGACCTCTTCGCGTTCTTCAGGGCGGAAGGAGCCGAGTCGAGTGTGCAGACCTTCACGGCGACGTCCTGCTCGGTGCGGATGCCGTCCATCGAGATCGTGCCGAACACGTCGCCAGCCTTGGCCATGCAGTCCTTGGCTAGCTCGTCGGCGCACTTGTACTCGTCGATAGCCTTGTCACAGGCTTCCTTCTTCTCTTCCTCGGCCTTCTTCTCGGCCTCGGCGACTGCCGCGTCAACGGCTTCCTTCTTCTCGGCCTCGGATGCGGCCTTGGCTTCGTCGGCAGCCTTCTTGGCTTCCTCGTCCGCCTTCTTCTGGGCCTCTTCCTGCGCCTTCTTCTCGTCTTCGGTAGGCGTATTCAGCCATTCCTTGACTTTCGCCTTCGCCTCGTCAGAGCAGGATTTAAGCCCTTCAACGAGTTCGTCGGCAGACAATTTAGTCCATTCGGGCATATCTGTCTCCAGTTTGATTTTCGCGTCACACGTGAACGAGCAATCCACGACCTTGCAAGTGTGACCGTTCCTTGCCTCGTCGACGAGAGCCAAGTGATTTCCGCACTTCAGCTCGGACTGCACGAAATCGTAGGGCGTTCCCTTCCAAGTACCCGGACGGCGAATGAACTTGCTTCCGTATGCGAGGGAAAGTTCTCTCTTCCCGTCTCTTATCTTTCGTATCATCTTCGGCGACCAGACGTCTACTCGACCGACAAGGCGGTCGCCGTCGCGCCTGACTTCTGACAACACGCCAGAGAAGCCTTTCCTGTCGGGGTCTTCAAGTCCAGCGACGTTCCCGATGACAGTGTGGTCGTCGAGAAGTGGCTTCTGGTTCAACGATGCGATGAAGTCAGGTTTGGATATCTCGGACTCCGGCCTATACACGTTGTAGAGCTTCTTGGGGTCAAGACCATATCTACCGTCGGGGTCTATCTCGCACCCCGCGTATTGGAAAACTCCGGCGCGGAAAAACTCCGTGTCGTCGTATCTCCAAAAACCGTTCTTGTCGATAGTTAGTGCCATTCCGATGAAGATGATAGCATTATTCCGTGCGCATTGCAACTACGCCTCTGAATTTTCCTTCGCTGTCTTGTGCGAGTTCGGGGGAATCCCGTCCTTCGCGCCCTTCTTTATGGCCTTGGCTTCCTCCGCGAACTTGGCGGCGCGCGCCTGTTCATAAAGGATTTCTGCCTGTTCGACGACAGTAGGTATGTCCACGTCTCCGAATCTGACGTCCATCGTGAGCGGCTTTCCTGTCTGGCAAGCCGTCTCGAACCGTATCGTCTGCTTCACCAATGGAGCGAACTGCGAAGTCGTGAGCTTCTTGATGTTGTTCGCGTACAGCTTTATTTCGTAGTTTCCGCTGTTGGCAAATCCAGTGAGCTGGGCCATCATGAACTTCGGCGCAGGAATCTCGACTTCTGCGCACAAGATTCCGTATTGCGCGGTCGTGAGAGGCATACACTCCGACAGATACGAGTCCATCTGCTTCACGTTGCTGTTCGGCGGGACAAGTCGGATGCCCCAGTTGTCGGCGTTGTACTGACATGTCTTCAGGAACCGTTCGCCCCATTTCGGATTGGCGATTATCTTTCTGATGTTCGCCTCCATGAAGAACGACCGCTTCGACCGAAGGAGCATCGATGATTCGTTCGCGCAGACCTCTGCGGAGTACAGACGCTCAAGAATCATCTGCGGAACGGAAGGGCCGAGGTACTTGTACATCGGCTGGTAAATCTTCGCCGTCACGATGTTGCGGCGGAAGAACACCCAAGAGCGATGGATCCTCGTGGCTCCGCTGTTGAAGTCCTGTCCGCCGTAGATGTCGAAGTAGGTCGGACACATGTAGAACTTGTATGTCGGGTCTGTCAGTTCCCTGCTACCGCTTTCGAACACAGGACAGACGTAGTAAGGTTCCACGTTCGTCCACCCGATGAACCTATTGCCCTTCAACTGTGAATAGTCGATGAGCGGCAATGACATGTCTACGCGATCCTCGAAGCACGGGATAAGTATAGCACCTCCGTAACCTCTCTTGAATGTGTCGAACGTGCGCATCGTCTCGTCTAGGTTGAACTCCTCGGAATTGAACTTGTCTATCATGTCGCGGACAAGCTTCTTTTCCGATGTGCCACGTGGCACAATCTCGTAGCCGCAAGCAACAGCATCGTCTCCGGGCATCGAACATGCTTTGTAGACGAAGCAATTCTGCATAAACCATCCGTTTATCTGGTCGCCAAGGAAGAAATTCCTCGCGCCGAAGTGCCTGATGATTCTTCCGAAGATGCCGCCTATCCGCATCTGCAACGGGGACATCTCCCTAAATCCAAGAGGGACTGGGCCGTTGTACTCGCAAGCCTCGTTCGGTTGCGGAGAAGGGCAGGAGTCGCAGGTGACGGAATTCCTTCCGCGAGTCACCATTATCTTCGACTCGGGGAACAGTGACTTGCGGACTTCTTCATCTGAAATTTCAGGAACTGGGTCGATATAGCCTTCTGCAAGCCCAGCCGCTTTCGCCATCTTCTCGGCGAGCGACATAGGCTTCTTCGACTTGCCTACGCTGTCGGTTCTCTTGCTCTTTGTCTTGGGCATTGTTGGCCTCCGTGCGGACATGATACGAAAAAAAATGGTGGTTCGTCAAGTGTAGTCGTCGTCAATAGACCCTATTTCAGACATTTCGGCTGAATCCAATCCGAAATTCTGCATGTCTTCGTCGGAATCGTCATCGTCCTCGACCGATATCGCACCTTCCCTTATGGCCTCGTTCTCTGAATATCTAAACGCGTCAGGTGAATGGTCGCCCTTCTTCCCCGGCTCGTCCATCGGAGTGCCGTCTGGAAGCGTACGAGCCTCGAAAAGTATGAACTCGTTCTTTATCTCTTCTGGGAGATCTTCGTCTAGAACTATCTTTCGGAGCTTCTGCATGTAGCCATATCCTGCAAGACGACCGTTGTCTCCCTGTTTCGGAGAGAACTGAATGTTTAGGTTGTACGGTTTGCCGGACAGTATTCCGGCCTCCGCCTTTCCTTGCGCGTCGCACCATATCACCTCGTCACGACACGTGGACACATGCGCGACAACCTGTTCGGCGAACTGCTGAAGCTTCGTCTTGCCGCACGATCTGTCCCATTCCTTCTGGTATATTCCGTCGAACACGTATGCTATCGCCTTGTCGGTGTCGATGTAGGTCTTCAGGAATACGTTCGGGTCTATCTCGCCCCAGTCCACGCCCATGTTAAAGTAGTCGAAGGAATCGACCTCTTCCTTTGTTATCTTCCTGACCTCGATGTTGGTGAAGTATTCAAGTCCCGTTCCTGTGACCTCGCCGAGATACATGTGCCTGTACTGCGTCGGGTTCCGTTCCTTCATCTGCTCGATTTCGGACAGAATCTTCTTGCCTATCCACTTCTTAGGCATCGTCAGATAGGTAGACTTGTGGACTAGGCGGGACTTCTTCGGAGCGCGAGCCTCTTGGTTTATCCAGTGGCGCGCGGACTTCGGCGGATTGTACGTGACGAGAGTCATGTATTCCTGCTCGCCCTCGTCGTCGTCTGACATGGAGTCCTCGTCGTCGCTTCCTCCGCGAAGCACCGATGCGACGGCTTGGTCAATCTCCTCCATGTTCTTGAACTGCTTGGCTTCCTCAAACCAGATGATAGATATATAGCCGTTCTCGACGGCTATGGAGCGCACCTTCTCTTCGTCGTCGAGTCCGCACATGAATATCTGCTGTCCGGTGAACGAGTTGGTAAACGTCATGTCTGTCTTGTTAGGTTCCCAATGGAAGAAACCGAGACGCTTTCGTATG